CTTAGACTTGATGATAACGGTGCGGCAGGATTTAATTTAAAATTCCAAAAAACAACTGACAATGTTGCTGGTGGTGATGACTTAGGTGTTATTACTTTCCAAAGTAATGGTGCAGTATCGACTACACTAGATCAAATAAAATCAACTATTACTGCAAATGCTACTGAAGTAGCTAACTCCGGCGAGAGAAGTAATATTGTGTTTGCTACAGCAAGTGGCGTAAGTACAACTGCTAATAGACTTGTAATTAGTGATACAATAACATCTAGTGCTAACATAGTAGCAAATAATACAGAGACTCTTGGTACAAGTGGTACTCCTTGGAGTAAAGCATATGTTACTGATAACTATGGTACACATCACGGTGATATTAAAGACAGTAGTGGTAACGTAATTGTTGATGTAGGTACAGTACTAGCTGGCTCAGATGCTAACGCTAGTGTGTTCTATGGTAAGTTTAATGGTCCATTAACAGGTGGTGTTGATACTGCAGGTGTTGCAGACACACTTCAATCATCGCAGGAAGATGGTACTGCAACAGATGCAGATGTTTATCCACTATGGGTAACAAGTAACCCAGCTCATACATCTAGAACAGGACATGCGGCATTTACTACTGCTAACTTTAAACTGAATCCAAGTAACGGTAACTTAACATTAAACGGTCAACTTGGCGCAGATACAATTAACATTGGTAGTAGCAATTTAAGTAGTATTGGATTATTAACAGCAGACATTTACGCAAGTGACGGAACAAGTAAAATACTTGAAGCAGGAACTGATGGAGACGATGCTACATTTACTGGAGACGTTACTGGTCAAGTATCTAGTTTATCAAACCATGATACTGCTGACTTATCAGAAGGTACTAACTTATACTACACAGACACTAGAGTATCAACATATCTTAGTAATAATAACTATGCAACTACAACTGATGTTGCTAATGCAGTATCAAATGGTGCAAGTGCAAATATAGCAGTTTCTAATACTAACTCTAGTGCTAGTGACTATTTTATTACATTTACAGATTCAAACGGTGCATCACAATCACTAAGCATTGATAAAGATGGTGGAAATGGTTTAAAATACAGACCTAGTGATTCAACACTAACAGCAACTAACTTTAGTGGTACAGCAAGTTCAGCTAACTTTGCTGACTTGGCTGAGAAATATGTAGGTGATCAAGCATACGAGCCAGGTACAGTATTAGTATTTGGTGGCGACAATGAAGTTACAATTTGTACAGCAAAAGGTGATCGTAAGGTTGCAGGTGTTGTTTCAACAGATCCTGCATACTTAATGAACAATGCACTAAAAGGTGATACAGTTGTTGAACTGGCACTAACAGGGCGTGTACCTTGTAAAGTTATTGGCACTGTTGAAAAAGGTGACATGCTTGTAACAAGTGCAATACCAGGTTATGCAATGGTTGATAATGATCCTAAACTAGGTACAGTAATTGGTAAAGCAGTCGAAAGCAAAGACAGCGATGGCAAAGGTGTCATTGAAGTAGTTGTAGGACGTATGTAATAAATATAGTAAAGCGGAGACAAACATGGCACTAAAAACTATAAACCTAGGCGGAGTTGCAAATGACGGCACAGGTGATGATCTAAGAGAAGCATTTGAAAAAGTTGTTTTTAACTTTAACGATCTAGATTTAAGAACACCAGAAGCAACTACTGTTCTTAATTTAGGAAGTGGCGAAGGATTATATGCCAGTTCAAATGTTGCCGAATTACAATTTAAATCATTAGTAGGCGGAAACAATGTAACACTAGCATCTACAGATAATGAAATTACTGTAAACGTTGATGCAGGTGTTACACAATTTATTGTGGCTGCCGATACTGGTAGTTTAACAGTAACAGAAAATAATGGTTACACAGTCCAAGGTGGAACACTTATTTCAACAACAGTAAATGGTAGCAATATTACTATCGACTCAAGTGCGTTAGGATCATTACAAGATGACCCAGCACCAAGACTTGCGGCAGGCCTTAACGCCGACGGATACAATTTAGGTAACGTTGGTTTAATAAACGCAACAACAGTAACAGCAAACTTTGCAGGCGACTTAACAGGTAATGTACATAACATTGATATAAGAGATCTTAACTATTATAAAGAACCTACAAACAGTTGGAACTTTGGATCTATTACGCCTGTTACAGTAACTAACTTATACGACTTTATGTTCCAAACAGCAGTTGTAGACTTTGGTGCTATTGCAGGTGGCGGCACAAATGTAAGTTTAGATCTTGGCGACGGATTGTAAGTCAAGAGACGATAAATATGCTATATAAAGGATTTTTTGTATGGCTCTGTGGACACTAGCAAATAACATTACTCTTCGAGAAGTAGAAGAAGGTCAGACACTTCGCCCAGCTAAAACGGGTGAAAATAGATCGGCTGGCCTGTTGCCTATTGATTTAGGTGTAATAACTGGTAGCACTATTAGTATTATAAGCGGAAGTTTGCCCCCAGGACTTAGAATTAAAGAAGGAACACTTCAGGGAACACCTTTAGAAGTAGCACGAGAAACAGATTTTAAATTTGTTCTACGAGCAAGTAAAGATGGCAACATCGAAGACCGAACATATAATGTTAGCGTTAAAGGTGCTGATCAACCTATATGGGGAACTACAGCAGGTTCACTTCCAATTGGAAACAATGAAACATACTACATACTTGATAGTGCGCCAATTGACTTTCAATTAATTGCAACTGATACAGATACAGAAGCAGGCGAAACACTAGAATACTTTATTGCTAGTGGCGATGGCGAATTACCGCCAGGCATACAACTTACTAGAGATGGTAGAATTGTTGGCGTTGTAGATCCTGTACTTGCATTAGACAAAGCGGCACAGCAAGGATTTTATGATGATAGTCCTTATGGTGCATTTCCTTTTGATTTTGGTACAAGGCCTGCAAATGGTTACGACAGTTTTTATTATGACATTGAATTCTATGATAAAAGTGTTGCTACTAAGTCACCTAAAAAATTAAATAGAAACTATCAATTCCGTGTAAGTGTAAGTGACGGAGACACAATACAAAAAAGATTGTTTAGAATATATGTTGTAGGTGATGACTTCCTACGTTCAGACAATACTATTATGCAATCGGGTAACACTTTATTTGGTGCTGATGCAACTTTTGTAAGAACACCTATATGGCTTACACCTGCAGACTTAGGTTATCGTAGAGCTGATAATTATGTAACATTATATCTTGATACAATTGATGCTAGTAATACATTAGGATTTATTACATATGCATTAAAAGATACAAACGATGACGGTAGTCAAAGTTCTATACCACCAGGTATGACACTAGATACAGGCACTGGCGAACTAGCAGGCATAGTTCCTTATCAGCCTAATGTTACTAAAGAGTATAAGTTTACAGTTACAGCAACACGTTATGTTGGTCCTGCAACAAACACAGAAGATTTAAGTTTCGAAGTATACGAAACAACATACCCACAGAATAGAACTCCTGCAACAAAAATGAAGGCAGGTAAAAATTATGAAATTGTAAGTGTATATGGTACTACAGATTATACAACTGTTGGTGCGGCAAATAATAATATTGGAACAATATTTACATCATCAGGTCCTACTAGTGGAACAAACGAAAGTTTAGTTAAACAAGCCGGCGGTGCGTACACACTAAGAATTAAGAAGAGTCCTTATCTTGCTAAACTAAAAGGTAAAACTTTTAACCTTAAAGGTACATTGTATACAGTAAGCGAAATTAATAACGCAAGTTATTTGTTTGATGTTTTAATTTTTACAAAAGCATTAGATGCACGTTTAAATGTAGACGAAACGTTTACAACTACTGTAACAATACCTGGCAAAGAAGATACAAACTCTTCACCAAAAGACAAAACATTTACAGTTAAGTTATTAGGTAAAATAGATAGTACACTTAATTGGATAAGTCCTAAAGCATTAGGAACTATTAATGCTAACCTAACAAGTACATTTAGTATAAATGCTACTACAAGTGTTCAAGGCGCAAACGTAAGATATATAAAAGAAGAAGGCAGATTGCCACCAGGATTATCTTTAGCACTCGACGGTGAAATATTTGGTAAGGTACAACAGTTTGGTGAAAACAGATATAAAAGTTTTTGGAAAACAAACAGAGCATATGTTAGTGATGACATTGTTAAAGTAGGCTCAACAAAATATAAATGTTTAATTGCACACACTAGTCAAGCAGAGTTTATAAGTGATACTGCAAAATGGGAAGTGTACGCAGGATTTGCAGTAAGTGGTTTAACTACATTTGATTCAAACGATATGTTGTTTGACGGTAATACTACAAGTATTGATAAAACTTACACATTTAAAACAAGAGCTGAAGATCAATATGGATTTAGTGCTATTAGAAGAAACTTTACTATTGTAATTAATGATCCTAATGATTTAGTATTCAGTAACATTATAGTTAAAGCATTTCTTGGATCGCAACAAAAATTCTTATATAATAGTTTTATTAGTGATCCTATTGTTTTTGATCCAGCAAAAATTTACAGACCAAACGATACAGGATTTGGAACACAGTCTGATTTAAAAATGTTAATGTATGCAGGAATTGAAACTGTTGACATGAACAAGTTTGTTGCGGCGGCTGCCAAAAATCATAAACGCAAACAATTTAAATTTGGTAGTATTAAAAAAGCAGTAGCATATGAACTTGGAACTAAAATACCAGTATACGAAGTTGTATACATTGAAGTAATAGATCCACAAGATCATAGTTCAGGCAATGTTCAATCAACATTAAAAGTAAAAAGTAAAATTGATAGAACAATAAACAGCATACAATACGAAACACTTGACAATACAAGTGGCGTAGTTGACAATAGTCCTATTAGACAAAGACCAATAACCAATACACTTAAGATTGATAGTGATGCAATTAAAGTAGATGAGGACAAACAACAACAAAAATATATTAGTAACATAACTAATATGAGAAATAGAATAGCCGCTGTAGGTGAAACAGATAATAACTTTTTACCATTATGGATGCGTACACCACAAGAAAACAATATTGAAGCTCTTGGATATACGCCAGCAGTAGTATTAACTTACTGTAAACCAGGAACAGCAGATGAAATTTTATTAAATATAAAAAATAGTGCATTTGATTTTAAATCAATTAACTTTGAAGTTGATAGATATATCATAGATAGCACTAGAGGAAACAGCAACGATCAGTATATACTATTCGCAAATTACGACTTTAACGTCTAACTACGATAAATACTGCAACAGGAGAATATAGATTATGTCAGACGTACCAGCAAACAATCCAATTAACATAACAGATTTGGATGTAGAATTTCCAGTACCAGGGCAAGACAACGATAGCCAAGGATTTAGAGATAACTTTACTGTTATCAATACAAACAATAATGCTGTTAAAACAAGATTAGAAGATATAGAAACTAATATTGTTAGAAAAGATGAGGACGTAACATATGTTCAGTCGTCTACTAATACAGTTACTATTGCAAATCCAAACGTAAAAGCACTTACTAAAACTAAAAAGAATATAACTACTGGAACTGAAATTGATTTTGCAGATGGTGACTATCATACTATTTCATTATCAAGCAGTAACACAACTGCAAACACTGCTACATTTGATATTACTGGCTATGCATATGCTGGTCCATACCAAAAAGTTATATTAGAAGTTTCAAGTGATGCATCTTATACAATAGCGTGGAGCCCTAGTGTTACAATTAAATTTAGTGAATCAAGTTTTTGGTCAACTCCTGTAACAAATAGTTCTAAAGTACATATATTTGAAATTTGGACAACTAACGGTAGCGTATACTTTGCTGACTATATAGGCGCATATGCATAATGCACCCGTTGTTCGAAAGTACTGACAATCTCTCTACCAGTGAAATAGAAGATAAAATTTTAGTTTTAAACAAGCGATTTTTCCAAACTCGCAATCCTCAAGTACACGAACAAATATCAATGCTACTAGATACGTACAAACTAGAATTAGAAACACGTATGGTAGCAGAAAAGAAGCGTCAACAAGAAAACCAAGATAATGGTGAATCAGGACTTGACAATTTAATTAATATCAGTTAAACTAACTGTATGCTTATGAAAACAGACTCTTTCGGTATCCCACGATTCTCTAACAAGGATCTAGTAGATATGATCTATACAGGACATGCAGACAAAGTGCATGTAGTTCTGTGCGATCCAAGTGATGACGTGGAACAATTTAATAAGGCAATGGAAGAACAAGGCCTTAACAAATTACAAAAATATATTCCATTAGATGTAGATCAACAGACTTTTGACGGTGTATGTCAAAGTGAATGGTTTATGCCTGATGAATACAAAGACATTAATGTATATGAATATGTACTAGGCAAAGCAGAAACACCCTGCCCACAACACGTACAAGATCGTATATGGGAAGAAATGGAAGCATATGGCGAACGTGATATGCACAATCTATTACGCTATATGATATATCTTGTAGACTTTATGCGTGAGAATGATATTGTATGGGGTGTAGGTAGAGGTAGTTCAGTAGCATCATATGTACTGTACATAATAGGAGTACACAAAATAAACTCAATCCAATATGACCTGGATTGGCGTGAGTTCCTTAGATAAATACGTATATAACCCCATTAGGAGAATAAAATGGCACTAAAAGGTAACAGCAGAAAAACTTATAAAACCATGCGTGGTAAAATGGTCGATATGGATCTTTTACAAGCACGTAACGAATTAACACCAGCAGTAGGTAATGCAAGAGTAAATGCACGTGGTGATGAAATTGGCCCAGGTGGCAAAATCATTAAGAAGCGTGAAGAACTTATGCGTGAGTACTACGAAACAAACAATGCTATAGCACACGAAGAAATGCCTGGCAGATCACCAGCACCTATACAAGCAGATGAAGTTGTAGAAG